TGGTAAGGGTACAGGTAATGCATTGATGAAGACAGGAAAGAAAGTTCTTGCACCTGTTAAGGGATTTCTTTCTAATATTTTTGATTGGATAAAGAAAGTTCTTATGGCTAAGGTGGTTATAGAACTTTTTAAATGGTTTAGTGATCCTGCAAATTCATCAAAAGTTTCTAGCATATTTCGATTCATTAAGGATTGGTGGCCTGCAATACTAACTGGTCTTCTTCTATTTGCAGGGTCGATGTTAGGTCCTGGTGGATTAATACTGGGAGCAATTATTTTAGTAACAGGGTTCATTCCTAAACTTATAAGTACAGTAAAGACTCTTCTTGGATTTGGTAAATCAACTGAAAAGGATGCAGCGAATCTTGAACAACAAGCAAAGAAAGAAGGGGCAATTGATGCTGAGACAGGACAGAGACAAGATGTTAAACCAGATGATATAGCAAATACACCTGAACCTGGACAGCAGGATAAACCCACGGGAATGAATAAGGGTGGATTAGTTCCTGGTACTGGAGATAAAGATACTGTTCCTGCTATGCTAACTCCTGGTGAGTTTGTGATAAGTAAGGATGCTGTTGGTGCATGGGGTAAGGATACTCTTGCTGGAATGAATGCTGCTGCTGGTGGAACAAATAAACCGGAAGGTGGTGCGGTTAAGAGATATGCTGGTGGTGGTGAAGTTCTTAATAATGAGACAGGTAGTCTAGCAAAACGTATTGATCCTTTGATTACTGCCCAAGATCCAAAACCAGAAGGGTTTGGTGGGATGCTTGCTGGTGCTGCTGATTTTATGACTGGTGGTTTATTTGATTTTGATGGTAAGAGTGGTGGTGGTCTTTTATCTAAGGGTGCTAATGTATTGGGTGGTATGTTTGGTGGTAAAGATAAAGATGGTGGTGCAGATTTAACTGGAGCGATTGCAGATCTGCAGAATAGATTTAATCATTCAATTTATGAAAAGAAAGGTGTTGATGGTGCTAAGGGTGCTACTGGTGCTGTTGGTGCTGCTGGTAGTAGTGGTCTTCTTGATGGATTTGTTCAAAAACTTTCTGGGATTCCCATTGTTGGACCTAAATTAGCAGAAGCTGGTAATACATTGGTGACTGGTGTGGAAGGTATGATTCAACAGCAGCATGAAGTTTTGCATAAAGTTTCTGGTGAGGGTGGAAAACCTATGCAGGTAGCGCAAGGTCAGAGCAAGACAGAACCAGTAGGTACTCCATCTAAAGGTACAACAACAATTTCTTATGCAGATGCTCAATCAAAAGCAGCAACTAGTGGAGCAGCTGGTGCGACTGGAGATCCTGGTGGTAAGGTTCCTTCTTTTGATGTAGGTACAAAGGTTTCTTCTGCAAAGATAAAAGTTTTGGGGATAACGAGATAAATGGGTTGGGCAGCAGCACTAGGAGGAGCATTAAAGACTGCAGGGAAATCTGCAGCAAAGTCTGCAGTAGGGAAAGCTGTGACTGGTCGTAGAGGTCGTGGAACTGATAAGAAATCTGAAAGAAGAGAAAGGGTCTCAAAAATAATGGGTGTAGGTGGTGATTCTCAGGGTCCATCTGTTAGTTCTGGTACTGGTACTGAAACATCTCTTGCATCAAGACCTATTAAATTAGTTTCTCCTACCATTGATAGGGTTCAAAATATTTCTAAATCATCTGGGAGTAATACTTTTTCAGATGAGTCTATTGAAAATATTAGTATTATTGCATCTAAATTAATTGATGTTAATACTATCCTTAAGGGAAGTCTTGCATTGGATAAGATGCAAGAGAAGAAGAAAAAGCAAGCAGCACAACGGAAGAAAAGAAATTTAAAAGAGCAGTCAATAGAAAAATTAAAGAATACTGGTAAAGGAATAAAAGACCAGGCAGTTAAGGCTACAGGTGGAGTACGAAACTGGTTGAATAAACTTGTCTTTAGTTTTGTAATGATTGGTCTTATGAAGTTGGCACCGCTTTTGAAACCATTGCTTCCTGTGATTGCTGCATTTGTTGATGGTGCATTGATGATTGTGGGATGGATAGGTAAGTTTGTTGTAACATTAATTGACTGGGCATATAAGGCTTATGATGGTCTTAGAGGATTTGTAAAGAATATTTTTGGTGAGGAGGGAGTAAAGAAATTTGATTCTTTAATGGGGCATTTGAATACATTGTTCAATGCTGTTCTGATGGTAGGTATGGCCTTCCTGAAGTTTGGTTTCCTTCGTCAGATCTTTAGAAGAGGACTTGGTAGGGTACTTAAGAGAGGAGCAATTAAAATATTTGGAAGAGGTGGAGGAAAAGTAGTACAAAAAGTAGGGCAGAAATTATTTGGTGCCACTGGTAAGGGCATCATGAAGCACGGGGTTGGTAGAGCCGCTAAACGTGCAGCAATTAAGATGTTTGGTAAGACTGCCACTAAGATGTTTGGTAGGATACCTATCATCGGTCCTTTAATTGTTGGTATTGTTTCTTTACTATCAGGGGAACCAGTAGGGCAAGCATTATTTAAAGCATTTGGTGCTGCAATTGGTGGATTCCTTGGAACTTTTATACCTATTCCTATTCTTGGAACAATAATTGGTGAGATTATTGGTACATTTGTTGGTGATATGTTCTACTCTTTACTGTTTAAGGGTGGACTTGGTGCATTGGGTCAGAAACTTATGAATGCCTTTAAAGGTATTACTGAACCCATATTTGAATTCTTTGGGTCAGGGTTTAAACGATTCACTGAGGATTTTCCAACAATTACTATTCCAGATATAAGTCCTGGAGATATAGTTGCTAATATAATAGAGAAATTACCTGGTGGTAAACAAGTGTTAGGACTTGGTGTTCCTTTCACTGATTGGAATGTAAAGGGTTTATTACAATCACTTCCATCAATACAAGAGTTTTTAGGGTTCTTTGCTAAATTTATTCCTGGTCTTAATAATTATGTTGAGGATGGAAAGTTAACAGAGTTACCAAATCTTTTATTACTTACTCCACTTGGAATGCCTTTCCTTATACCACATGTTGCTAAGTCATTTTTACCTGGAATGTTTGGTGGTTCTTCTGATGCTCCTTCCGCTTCTACTGAGAGTGCTCCACAGTCTGATGATAAAGAGAAGAAGGAAGAGAGAGGAATACAAAAAAATAAACTTGTATCTAGTTTAAGGACTCGTGCATCAGAGAAGAAAGAAGAAGAGGATAAAGCCAAAGTTAAGGCTGAAGCATTAAAGTCTTCACAACTTGCAGAGTCTACTAAAAACATTCAAGAATTTATGAGTAAACCTCTTGATCCTAAGACTTCTGAAGTCGCAGCATCAACTAGTCCTAGTGAAGTAGCAAGTTCAGTAGAAGGTTATCCTTCATATGATTCTGCTGCTGGTCAGACTGCGATGCTTCCTCTTCCACCTCAAATAATACCAGGACCATCTAGAACAGAACAGGGTTTATCTATAGGGAAGGGTGATAGTGGTGGTAGTGAAGATCCTTTCGAGGTTCTTTACGCAGGTAGACTTGCTTAAATAGATGTAGGAGGTATAACTATGGCTAAACAAGTAACATCCAGCAGTACTTTACCAGCTTCAGTAACTAAGGCTGAGATAACAGGTAATGAAGGTGGTAAGGTTAATACACTAAATGGACTTGTTCAGGTAATGTATCATGAAAGTCTTATGCAAGATTCTATTAAGGTAGATTATCTTTTTGCTGATGCAGGTAATACTATTAAAGGAAAATCTGCTATGGAAGGTTTACCTATAGTAGGAACAGAAGATTTTGAATTAACAATGGAAGATAATCAAGAGGTTAAACTTGAGTTTTCTAATGGTAACAGTAATTGTTTGATTGTTAATAAAGTAACACCGATGGAGGGTGAGGCTTCGAAGCAACTTGTTAATTTTAGTTTAGTTAGTGAGGAATTCATTAAGAATGAGGAAGGAGAGACTCGTGTAAACCAGAGGTTGGATGGAAAGATTTCTGATCATATTAAGGAGATATTGGAGGAAAATTTAAAGACAGAAAAAGATATTAGTGATATAGAAGTTACATCTAATAATTATAATTTCGTGGGGAATAGTAAGAAACCATTTTATACTTTGAATTGGTTGTCTAAGTTTGGTATTACCACCGAAGATGGTGAAGAGGGGAAGACTGCTGGGTTCTTTTTCTGGGAAACTTCAGAAGGATATCACTTTACATCTATGGATAAATTGTTTGCACAAGAAGAAAAGAAAAAATATATTTTTAATTCTTCTCCAGATGGAAAGGGACAACTTCCAGAAGGTTATGATGGAAAAATATTAGAAATAGTAAAAGATAATCGTATTGATTTTCAAGATAAGTTGAGGATGGGAGCATATTCAACTAACTTAATTTTATTTGATCCGTTCAATTGTTTTTATGAACATATTGAGGAGACAGCAGAAGAATCTAAAGGGGGAACAACAATGGCAGGTGATGACCTTCCAAAATTTAATAAGAAATTTGGTGATCCATCAAAGCAGGAGAATGCAACACGTTCAACCTTTATGTTGGTTAATAAAGGAGTTCTTCCAGAAGGAGAGACTAAAGAACAAATTGAAAAAAATGAGAAGGAGACGTTTGAAGCTGAAAAGATACTTAATCAAGGTATTCGTAGATACAATCAGTTCTTCTCTCAACAACAGACTATTACCATTGCAGGAGACTTTAGTTTACATGCAGGGGATGCTATCTATGTTGATAGTCCATCAATTCAAGCTGAGACAACTGATGAAATGGATAGGGAGACTGGTGGTAAATATATTGTGGCAGATTTGTGTCATTATGTTACTTCCAAGGAGATTTATACTAAGATGAACATAGTTAGGGATTCTGTTGGAAGAAAACCTGGTTCTCCAGCAGCACTATAATAAATATTATGGTAAGCAATTAATAACATGACTATTAAACACGACCTAGACCATGAAGTTTATCTTGATCCAAAAGATCATAAGGAACATGTTAATCATGGAATGTTAGAGTACAGTGAAGCAGACTTAAAGGATGTTCATGCCAACTATGAAGAGTACCATAAGGATGATGAACCCGAAACTGGTATCAATGATTGGCACACAAGGCATACTGATAAAAATTTAGAAGTATATTGTGATAATCATCCAGATGCATTTGAATGTAGAGTATACGACGAGTAAGTATGGAAGGTTCGTTATTTAATTCAGGATTTTTAGGGTCTAAGTTTCTATGGTGGATCGGTCAAGTTGCCGATGACAGAACTTGGCGTGACAATCAAGACCCTGCTAAAAAAGAGGACCCTGAAAAAGATCCTGCATGGGGGTATCGTTATAAGGTGAGAATTATGGGTCTTCATGATAAAAAAGAAGACCCCATAAAGTCTGACAATTTACCTTGGGCCCAAGTAATGTACTCCGTTTGGGGTGGTGGTTTGGGAGGATCACGTCAGACTCCTGGAATTAAACAGGGGATGTTTGTCTTTGGTTTCTTTTTAGATGGTTCTGATCAGCAAGTTCCTATAATAATAGGAATCTTAGGTGCAAATGCTAAGACTAAAGTTGAAAAATTAAAGACAGGAAAGGATGATGAAGAGCAGAATTTTGGACCGCAGAGTGCATGGTCTAATTCTGATGATGATGAGACTAAAGTATGTCCTGATGAACAAGTTGCAGTTGTAAAACATTCTATACCAACTGTAGAATCATCAGATGCTGTACACCAAGAGACAGCACATGATGTTAAGAAGAAGCAGGTTTTAGATAAGGAACATGCATTGGGGTGTTGTGACCCTCAGAGTCAGTCTGATACTAAGAATATGCAGACCAATATGCAACAACTTTCTAAGGATATACAAGCACTTCAGCAAGCAGAAGTAAAACGTGCTCAAGCAATGGGTCTACCTGTAGTACCTAGGAATGATGAAATTGATAGACAGATAAAGGATAAAACTGGTGAAATGACTGGTCCTATGAAAGGTATTATGGATCAAACCCAACAGTTAGTTATTAATGATTATAATGAAGATGTTCAGGAAGCATTAAATTTAGCAGTTCCTTCTTTTAAAAATAAATTATTAGAGGAGAATATTGCAGCATTAGAGGAGATATCTTGTATGTTTAATACTCTCAACCAAGGTTTGGCTGGGATGATGGGTGGGGCAATAAAGAAATCAATGAAAAAGAAAAAGGAACAAAGTTCATCTGCAGTAGGTATTGGAACTACTGTACCTGGAAATACTAGAGAAAAGAATGGAGTGATTGAGACATTTGTTCCTATTGTAAATGATAGTGGTGAAGTTCATGGTAATTGGGTACCAACATCGACAGGTCAATCAAGTGTAGATGTTCCGCCCCTACCACATGATGGATATTATAATCCTAGTCCTATTTGTTCTACAGAGGAATTATTAGGTGAGGTATTGGGAACTACTATTAATACAATTATGAATGTTAGGTCAAGTGCTAAGAGTAGACTTTTAAGAACAACTCAGAATAGTTTAGCTGGAACTGATACTGATGTGATGGGTACAGAAGATACTCCATTAGTTGATATGTCTCTTAGTGAGGCTAATGTTGCTGAGTCACTAAAAAGTGGTGCTCTTGTTGGTGCTGCGGTAGGGGTATTTGCAAAAGCAGCAGGAGTTGATCGAAATGTTATGGGTAGAGTGACTAATGCATTTAAACAAGGTCAATATGGTTATGGTTTAGAAACTATGATGAATCTTGCTAATGTTGTTGGTACGGATGCGGGTAGGGCAGCTGCACTAAGTCGTATTACTAGCGGTGATATACTTGGTGGGTTTATGGAAGCTGCTGGACCATTAGGGATAGATACTGGCATGATGTCTAATTTGGGCAATGCTTTTAGTGCTATTCAATCTGGTGATATGGGTTCTCTTACTGGGGCAATACAAGGTCTTGCTGGATTTGATCCAGGTGTTTTAAATGCTGTTGCTGGATTGTCAGCAGGTGCAGATTCTTTGATGGGAATGGGTTCAATGGGTGGAAAACCTGTTAATATTGCAAAAGCAATGAACTTTGTTCAGTCTGTTACAAAGATTTTTGAATGCGATCCTGAACAAGAATGCTCACCAAATACTGAACATACATTGGGTGAAGGTGGTAGTGGTTCCAAGGATGAACCAAACTGTGCATCAATTGCAGAAAAGGCTGAGAATGCTAGGCGTGGAGGTGGAGCATGACTCTTTCATTAAGCGATATACATTTAGGGTATGTTCATCCGACTAAAGGTTATCTTAAGCATAAGTCAATTGCTGATGCAAATGATTATGAATCTTTAAATCCTGGTACTAAATTTATTTTCTTTGATGGTAATCGAAAACTTCATTACTTAACTATAGATGAGGTTAATCGTCTTAGTACCAGTGATCTCTTAAGCACAGATCCTTGTGTTACAAGACCACAACCATGTGGACCACCTACACTTAAATTCTATGGTGGTAGAGGAGTTGGTGCAGAAGCTAATCCTGTTATTGATAGGAAGGGTCAAATCATTGCACTTGATCTTGTAAGTAGTGGTGTAGGATATAGTTCACCACCTAGAGTAAAGGTAATTGATCCATGTGGGAATGGTACTGGTGCTATTTTTGATGTGGAGATTAAGAATGGTCGAGTTGACCAAGTTATCCCTACAGATACTGGGTTTGGATATCTTCCACCACAACCCGCAAGTCCATCATACCCAGCACTTGTTAAACTTAAAGAGGTTCGTGTTTCGAATCGGGGTTTTAACTATGAATGTGGTATAGATAAGTTGACAATTACACCTAATAATGGTACAGTTTTATCTTATACTTGTAGTCCTTTTGGGCAAATAAAATCGGTTAAGGTTGAGAATGGAGGAAACTTTACTGAACTTCCAAGGATAACTATTCCAAGTGACACGGGATTAAATGCAAGATTTACTCCTGTTTTTGAAATTATTCGTGACCCTCTTACCCCAGAGGTAGCGGGCCCTGATGATATTGTTCAAGTATATGACTTGGTTGGGTTAAATCTTAATGGATATGTTAATGGTAAAACTTACTATGGGAATGTTTACTTTTCTGAAGGAGTCAAGTATGCTGGTACTCGACAGAGTGGACGTGCTGCAATCAGAGTTTATGATACTCTACAAGATAGTATAACTTATAGGAGTTCTGACTGATGGCAGGTACCGCAGAGAAGAAAAACTTTTGGGCTCAGGAAATAGGAACTCAGAATGCTGTCATGAAATTTGGCGCATTAAGTCCTGAAGGTGATGTTACTGCAAGTTGGAGTGTTACTGGCGTAGATGGACGGCACTTCATCTCTATGGATGAGGATGGGAAGCGGAAAGGTTGGACAACCATGAATGCTCCTGGTGCTTTTCAGATTAATTCTGGTGAAGACCTTCTTGTCATTGGTGAGAATGCTACAGGAGGACGTGAGAATAAGGTTGAACAAACTGGTATGTTCTTTAACTGTGAGAATGGTGACCTTGTTATTAGGGCTAGAAATGGTAAAGTTAGAATTGAAGGACTTGATGTTGAGATATTTGCTAAAGGTAATCAACCTGAAGGTGTGTGTTGGATTAGAGGAAATGAAACTGTTAAACTTGACGGAAAGAATATTACAATAGATGGAAAGCAATCATATAAAATAGTGAGTACTGGACTATTAACTATAAGTGGTTTATTGGGAGTTCATATCATTGCTCCTATTGTGACAGGAATAACTGCGGCATCGATACCTAAAGGTATAATGCCAAAACCAGGGACGAAGCTTACTTAGGAGGGATTATGGCATTAACATTTGATGAAATCTGGGTATACAATGGGCAATTAGTTGTTGCTGAACCTTTTACTACTCCTAAAGTTTTAGGAACAGGAAGGGATAAGATTAAATGGTCCTCATTTATTCAAGGGTCGCTTCAGGTTGGTTCCGTTGATAACTTTGGATCTGGTGATTATCCAGGTACTGCGACTGTAATGGTTGGTCGGACAGATACTAAAAAGACACCTAGATCACTTAATACAAGAGGTAATGTATTAGTTGAAGGTGATGCTGGAACTCCATGGGCGGTTAATATTCAAGGTAATACAGAGATAAAAGGAGGTGGACAGACTGCTAATGGTCTTTGGGTAACTGGTGGATCATCCGTTGATTCTCTTTATGTTGATGGTGATGTATTTGTTACTGGATCTGTTGATTGTCTTTCTAAGGGACGATTAGAAGCAAGACACTCAGTTGCTGATGGTAAACCAAAACCTTTTGATATACAACATCCATCTAAGGGTGAAGGACATCGACTTAGATATGCATGTATTGAGGGACCAGAGGTTGGTGTATATTGTAGAGGACGACTAAGGAATCAAAATGAGATTGCATTACCTGACTACTGGAAAGACTTAGTATATGTTGAGAGTATTTCTGTTCATATACAACCAATAAGAGCACATCAAGATATTATTGTGAAGAGATGGGACGATGAGAGAATTTATCTTCAGAGCCAAGGAGGACTTCCTATTGATTGTTTCTATCATGTGTATGGAGAGAGAAAGGATGTTAATCCATTACATGTAGAGTATGAGGGAGATAGTTGGGAAGATTATCCAGATCCAAATTATAAACCTGGTGCAGAAAATCCAGTTTATAATGATCCACAATACGCAGGTCTTAAGAATACTGTAACGATTTGAAGAAACTACTTTATGTTGAGGAGAATTTTATATCTCCTAGTGAATGTCAAGAACTTATAGATCTTTCCAAAGCAAATAAGGAAGAGATTCCTTATGGTAATGAAACTAGAGGTGGAGATACATTTCTTACAACTCTTGATGGTATCTATTTTGATGAGGGAAAAAATTCTGTAGTTGAAAGGGTAACTAATCTCTGTAAGAATTTTGATGATAGAGTAGTTATAGATTATGCAGGTGTAGTGAGATGGCCTGTTGGAACCTTTATGAAACCTCATATTGATCCACATAGACCCAACCAAGAACCTGATTTGTTTGCAGCAGTTCTTTATTTAAATGATGATTTTACTGGAGGTTATACTGGATTTGAGGAGTATGAAGTGAAACCAGAGACGGGGAAGTTACTTCTTTTTTCTAACTCAATCTATAAACATCACGTTACTAAGATTGAAGGAGTAGAAAGATTTGCTCTTAGTATATGGTACAATCGAAAATGAAAAAATTATTGTATATTGAAGAGGAGTTTTTAAATCCTTCTTTGTGTGAATCATTTACGGATCTTCATGTTAAAGAAAATGATACATTTTTGGAAGCAGTAACACATGCTCCAAATACGACAGAAGGTTTAACTTATGGACCTGATATACCAGAACCAGATGGTGATTATGGTGCAATTTATCTTGGTGGAGATGTAAGTCCTGTAGATATTAAACTATCAAAGGATGAACTATTTGCTAATGTCATTGCAAATGTAACTAAAATTTGTAAGTCATTTCATAATGATATACAGTTAGATTACTGTGGTGTTATAAGATGGCCTACGGGTACATTCATGAAACCGCATTATGATAAGTCTGATATGTTTGGTGCTAATGTTCTTGCTGCATTCCTTTATTTGAATCATGATTTTGTTGGAGGTCATACACAATTTGATACTTTAGATGAGGAAGTTTGGTTTGATGTAAAACCAAAGGCAGGTAAATTATTAATATTTTCTAATAGAGAGTATTTGCATCATGTTAGTAAGGTTGAGTCAGGAACTAGATATGTACTATCGTTTTGGTTTAATAGGATTGACAAACCTTAAATTATATGGTATAGTGCTATGAGTATGATAAGTGCTTGGATGGATGAAGAGTATCTAATGAAGTGTGTGGTTGATCCACTTAAGAAAACTTTTTACTTATATTCTAATGAAGGGGATACTAAGACGGTAGTGTGTGATAATACAGAACAGTTTATGAATGTGTTGGAGTTAGTACGTGCTACCTGCCCTGAAGAGAGGTTAGTGTATTCAGATCCAATAGCCTCAGGGGAGGCTAACTTTTAATTCCAAAAAGGGCGGCAAAAAAACTCCGGAATTTTTTCACTCTATTACTTTTTTACAATGGATACGACAACCACTTTTTCCGATCTTACGCTTTATGACTTTATTTTTCAATATTATCAATATCCGGTAGATTCGGTAGATGAGACGGGGTTGTTATCGATATATTTTGAAAAAGACGTAGATTTGGATAAATCATGACTATAATTTTTTCTAATTATTTCTACGATCTTGTAGAACCTTCGAATAAGGAAGAAATATTGAATATTGCAGAAAATCCACCATTACATGAAAATCAGAATTTTGAGTGGTCCAAAGATTGTTCTGTAAGTTTAGAAAGGTTATCTTATAATGTATTTGGTGAATTAATTTTTCCAACATTATTAGAGTTTCAAAAAAAGTTTAATATAGACCGTCCATTTGCAGTAGAAGATGTTTGGAAAACAACTTACGAGAAAGGGTCATTTCAAGAAATTCACGATCATTCGGGATGTGAAATATCTTGTGTTATTTTTTTAGATGACCAGGAAGAGGATGGATCAAGGTTTTTCTTTTATAATAGACATGGTTCTGAATTATCATTAAGTTGGTTGGATTTTTTACCTGAAGACCCTCTTAATCATTATGTTGAATATAAGAGAGGTGATGTTTTATTTTTTCCTTCATATATGTTACATGGTGTATCATGTCATCGAATAGATAAGAAAAGGAGAACAATTGCATTGAATTTTATATGATTTTATCTATAAATAGATTATGGATATTAAGCTCTGGTATTCTAAACGTATGAAGCAATGGCGTTGGACATTGTTGGATAAGGAGATGCAAAGACAAGAATCGGGGCAGAGATACGATCTTCGTGAAGCAATGAACGATGTTGCTGTTACAGTAGAGTATTTAATAGAAACTCATGAATATGAGGGACAAGAGGATTAATATAAATATAAAAAAAATAGTAGTTAAAAATGGGAATCCGAATAGACGGTACTAGTGACCTAATAAATGCAACCGATGGTTCTCTTACAATTGAAGGACAATCTGTAAATACTTCTGGAATTGTAACTGCATCAGGTGGATTTAAGGTAGGAACTGCTGCTACTATATCATCTAATGGTAATGCAACATTTTCAGGTATTGTAACTGCTACTTCATTTGTTGGTAATGGTGCTTTATTAACTGGTGTTGCCGCTGGAGTTTGGACAGAAACTGCTGTTGGCGTTTCTACAATTAAACAAGCAGGTATTAATACCACTGCTCTTAAAGGAACTGCTACTGGTGCAGCACGGTCAGAAGGAGCATCTCAGGTTCATGGTAATATTTCGTTATTTGATGGTGCAATTATGACAGACAAGACTCTGGGAACTAACCTACAAATACCTGCAGGTAAGAATGCATTATTAGTAGGCCCTGTATCTGTTACAACTGGTATTGCCGTCACGGTAGAGACCAATGCCACTCTTGTTATACTATAAATATCTAAAAATTGTAAAGTCATGCCAGTAGTAATTCACGGTGGGGGAACAATAGAAGGAATCTCAGTCGGTGGACTTCCTGATTCTATAGTGGATGCTGATATGTTAGCCTCCAATGCAGTAACAGCTGCAAAGATTGTTGGTTCGGCTGTTACATCAGGATCTTTAGCTACAAATGTAGGAGGTAAGATAATTCAAATAGTTTCTGGAACCCCTGACAGTACACATAGGACTTCAACTTCAACGAGTTTTGTCACAGCTTCAAGTACTTGTAATGTATCAATCACACCAACAGCTACTTCTAGCAAAATACTTGTTGTATGTAAAACTCAAGTTTCTTGTAACGATGGTAATGATGGATGGTCAGCTACTATTTATCGTGATTCTACGAATTTAGGTGCTTCTGATTCAGGATTAGCAAATGGAAATAGTGTTCCAGGTATTACTGGTGTATATTTTCCTGTTTCTATGCATTACGTAGATTCACCAAATACTACAAGTTCGGTAACTTATCAGCTTCGTGTGTGTTTACATGATTTAGATGCTGATGGAGGAAATGTGAACGTTGGTAATACAACATATGGAACATCTTCTGGAGATATTGTTCCTTCGCTAATGTACGCAATGGAGTTTGCATCATGACTATAAATATTAAAATAATGGAGCATATATCCTAATGTCAGGTATTAGAGTCAACGAATGGTTGCATAACAGCGGAACCGGAGGAATCTGGCAAACTTCTGCTGGTAATGTCGGTATTGCTAGTTCTGTACCTACTACCAAATTAGAAGTAACTGGTGATGCTAAGATAAGTGGTATTACAACTGCGGAAACATTTGTCCCAACAGTAGGACAATTAAGTCATAGAAATTTAATAACAAATGGGGCTTTCATAATTAATCAGAGAAGTAGTGCAATAACTGTCAATTCTGGTAGTAATGTTTATGGTGCTGATAGATGGTATGGAAGAGGTGAAGGTTCAAAGGCAGTCTTTACTGTCACACAAACTGAGCATGGAAGTCTTCAAGCATTAGGAACTAAGTATTCTTGGAAGGTTGCAGTTACAAGTCATACATCAACAGTATCAGGTGATGTTTATAAAGTAGCACAAAGAATAGAAGGTCAAAACATAATTCCTCTCGCTCTTGGAACAGCAAGTGCTAAAGCCTTTACTCTTTCTTTTCTTGTTAGATCAAATGTGACAGGCACTCATAGTGGTTCGTTTATGAATAGCGCACAGAATAGAAGTTATCCATTTACTTATACAGTTGATGCTTCTGCTACTTGGGAATCTAAAACAATAACAGTGCCTGGTGATACAAGCGGAACTTGGTTAAATACAAATGGAATTGGTATGGAATTAAATTTTGATGTGGGTAGTGATGCAGCTAAGAGAGCAGCCGCAGGTTCATGGCATGGTAGTAGAGCAGAAGGAGCAACAGGAGCCGTTCAAGTAACAGAAACTAGCGGTGGTTATGTTGAATGGGCAAAAGTACAACTTGAAGTCGGCTCAGTAGCTACACCGTTCGAGCACCGTGGTTATGGTGATGAATTAGCAAGATGTCAGAGGTATTATTATAGAGCAATCGCTGACACTTCAGACGATTTTGGTAGTGGTTTTAACTCTTCTACGACACAATGTAGACCAACTATTGTTTTCCCTGTAACTATGAGAGATGCAATTAGTGCTGTTGAAACAACAGGAACAGCTTCTAATTATAAAGTTGCTCATGGAGGAACAGAAACAAATTGTTCTTCTGTTCCTACTTACTCTGGTGGATCTACAATTAATGCAAGATGTATTTTTACAGTCAGTAGTGGACTAACTGCAGGAAATGGTTCGGCTGGTCGATCCAATGCAGCTAGTGCATACTTAGGTTTTAGTGCAGAATTATAACCATGAAATACAAACTTTTATATACCGAACAAAACGGTAAGAAAATTTATTCAAAGATTGAAGATGATGGAAAGTCTTATCTATCATGTTCAGAAGATCATGAAGATTTTAAAGAATGGGTGGCTGCTGGAAATACCCCAGACCCAGCAGACTGATTATGACAACTATAAATATACACAAGTGGAGTTTTAGTAACTAATGTCTAATTTAAAGGTTGGTATTGGTCTTACTTTTGATGGTGCTACTGGTAATACCAACCAGACTGGTATAGCAACCGCATTAGGTTCAGGTAATATTGGTATTAATACAACTAATATTAATGCTGGTTCTATTGCAGGTGCTGCACAATCCTTTTATGGATTGTATATTAATGATGGATATATTGGATTTAATTCCACTATGGATAGAGTAGGTGGTTATTATATTGCCACTCATGTTAATGGACTCAATGCTGGTCCTGTTACTTTGGGGTCTACTATGACTCTTGACGGCACTTGGGTTATCGTTTAAGGAGGAATTATGGGAACTCTTAATTTAGGAACTGCTGGTGTAGCATTATCTGGACAAGGATCAACTTTTAACAATAGTGCTACTAAGTATGATGATGCTATTCCTGGTACTATTATTCAGATGGTAGCTAGTTCAACTACTTCTGAACAAACTACAACATCAGCTTCTTATCAAGATTTTATGAGTTGTAGTATTACACCTAGAAATAGTTATTCTTTTTATCAAATCTTTGTCTTTCCAATAAGAACAGAAATAAGAACTTCAATGGAAGGTAATATTAGAGTTTCTGATGGAACTAATGTTACAGAAAGATATAGATTCCAAACTGATAGTACTAATGGATATTATACTCTTGCACCTATTAGTTGGTATTGGCCTCTTGCCCGTACTGCAGGTGTGAGTGCGACTTTTACTGTACAGTGTAGAGATGGTAGTGGTAGTAGTTCAGACAGCATAACAATGGGTGATAATGGTTCTACTAGTAGAATGATTATCTACGAAATTGCTCAGTAACTTATAAATAAACCATGAGGAACTTTAAATCTCTATGAAATACGAAATTACCGATGCAATTAAAGCTCTTGCACCCAATCAACAGTGGACTATTAGGAATAGGGAGTATAGTACCTTAGTTTGGGAAGCTAGTAATTCGATATCTAAACCAGGTGCAAGTGAATTAGATAATAAGGTTATTGCTCTTAATGCTGCAGAACCTAGAAGACTTATGCGTGTTGAGAGAGATAAAAGATTAGCAGCATGTGATTGGAGAGCATCTTCAGATTTAACATTATCATCTTCATGGAGAACTTATCGTCAGGCATTGAGAGATGTACCTGCAAACAATCCTGGAGATACCCCAAAGTTAGATTCAAATTATGATTTGGATTTAACTTCTGTAACCTGGCCAACCGAACCTTCATAGTATTATGGCATCACAACTCCGAGTCGATAAAATAGAACCAGTTAATGGTGTCCCCACTGGTGGTGCTGGTGGTATTATACAATGTGTTCAAACTGTTAGATCATCTGTTGGCGCATGGGACCTTGCAACACAAACTGATAGTGGTGAGGTAATGCAAGCTACAATAACACCCAAATTTACTAGTAGTAAAATAATGATTTGGGCTCATTGTTGTTTGGGTTTTGCAAATGATGGTAATTGCTCTATAACACTTGTTAGAGGTGGTTCTAATATAGCAGGAGCAACTGGTGATGCATCAGGAAGTAAGACAAGAGTAAGTGCTACTGGTCATACTGATGCTACTGCTAGGGATTTTAATATCAGCACTATGTACTTAGATTCACCTTCATCTACAAGTGCATTAACCTATGGTGTTAAATTAAGACATGCTGAAAATGGAACAACATGGATATATCTGAATAGAAATCATACTGATTCTGATTCTGCTCTTACATTGAGACCTGTTTCATCATTAACATTAATGGAGATGTCAGCATGATATTAAAAATATAGACTCTATATTATGACATTAAAGACGAATAAAATTCATCCAAGAAACGGAATTGTTGCTGGTGCTACTGGTGGTATACTTCAAGTGGTATCAGCAACTAAGACAGATCAACAACATATTAATAGTGGATCTTTGACTCAAGGGACAAAGTATGATATAACTGGTTTGTCTGCTGTAATTACCCCTACATCAACAAGTAGTAAGATATTATGTATGGGACATATTTCTCATAATATTAAAGGAGGTACACAGGGGTTTTTTCATCTAGAGAGAAATAGTAGTATAGTTACTGGAGCAAGTGGTGATGCCGATGGTGCCAGGCTTAGATGTATGGTAACTGGTCAATTAGGAACTGGATCAGGTTATAGTACTTGGCCGGTAGTTAATGTTCCATTTACTTACGTAGATTCACCTGCTAGTACATCTGCACAAACCTATCAGGTTCAGGTTTCGGATGCTGTAGGTGGTTCTTATGATATCTATATCAATCGAAGTATTAGATATTATGCAGGTACATATTATGATGCTTCTTGTACATCTACTCTTGTATTAATGGAGCTTTCGGGATAATGACGATAAAAACTAATAAAATTTATCCAAGAGATGGACTTCCTAGTACTGCTAGTGGAGGTGGAGTAATTCAGACAGTAAGTTTTCCTTTTACTGGAACTACACAGTTGGGTGGTGGTACTTTAGCGACAGGTACTTACTATGATACTGGATTAACAGCTACAATCACTCCTCAATCAGCAAGTAGTAAAATATTTGTTATGGGACACATTTCTCATAACTGCTGTAATAGTCAACAGTTATTTTTATTTTTAAATAGAGGTGGTACTATTGTTACTGCTGCTAATGGTGATACTGATGGTGCCCGTCGTTCATGTTGGGTTTCTGGTCAGAGTAATCAGGCAGATTATTCTGATTGGGGTATTATGACGACTCCATTCCATTACTTAGATTCACCTAACACTACATCTTCAACAGTGTATAAGGTACAAGCTCTAACGGCAACTACAACTACTGATATCTTTATAAATCGTAGTGATTCAGATAGAGCAAGTACTTACTATGATTCTAGAGTTATGTCTAATATTACATTAATGGAGGTATGTGGATAATGGGTGCATCAGAATTAAGAACTAATAGAATAATTCCAACTGCTGGTGTTCCCACTAACGGGGGTGGTGGTATAATTCAAGTTGTAAGTCGTCATAAAACTGATGCTGCTGAATATCCTCTTGATGGTAGTAATGTTGTGGCAGGTGAAGAACTTGATATTGGGTTAAGTCTAACAATTGATATTCAGTGTGCATCAAATAAAGTTCTTCTTATGGGTCATATTTCTCATAACTGCGATAATAATCAACAAGCACATTTTAATTTATTAAGGCATTCAGAGTATACTACTGTTGCTAATAGTGAGGGTGGAATAGTTAAAGGTGCTCTTGGAGGTAGTCAATGGCGGTGTTTTGTGACTGCCCAAGCGAATCAGGACCATTTAGATGATTGGGCTATTATGACGACTCCATTTTATTATTTGGATTCACCTGGTTGTACTGGTGCTACTACTTATTCTATAATATTAATAGGTGGAGTAAGTGGTTCCAAAAAAATCTGGATTAATAGGGGTGAAAGGGATAACGCGAATACCCATTATGATGGTAGGGCAACTTCCAATATGACTGCTATGGAAGTGTCTGCATAAATATCTCCATTCTGGATTTGATAAATAATCCATAACGGATACGTATAGCTCGGAACAATAACATGGGTCTTTCCAGATTAGAGAATTTTCTCAAGAATGCACGAGGTAATATCCTGTATGTTAGTCCAAATGACTTGGACTCTACAGATAGTATCGAGAATAAGGGAAATTCCTTAACCCGTCCTTTTAAGACCATCCAAAGGGCTCTTATTGAGGCATCCAGATTTTCATATCAGCGTGGTTTGAATAATGACCGTTTTGGTCAGACCACAATCTTGCTGTATCCAGGGGATCATGTCATTGATAATAGACCTGGATGGATTCCTGATGGTTCTGCTAATTTTATTCGTAGAGATGGTACAACATCATCTGATTTTAGTGCATGGGATTTAACAACTGTATTTGACCTAACGAACGCAAATAATGCCTTATATAAGCTTAATAGTATTCATGGTGGTGTAATTGTTCCTCGTGGTACTTCAATTGTAGGTTATGATTTAAGAAAGACAAAGATAAGACCTAAGTATGTTCCTTCTCCAACAAATGACAATATTGATCCAGGAGCAATTTTTCGTGTAACTGGTGAGTGTTATTTTTGGCAATTTTCTATATTTGATGCGGATCCAAATGGTACTGCTTTTATTGATTATACTGCTAATACCTTTGTTCCTAACTTCTCTCATCATAAATTAACTGCATTTGAGTATGCTGATGGGGTTAATGATGTAGTTATTAAGGATTCATTCCAGACTTATGGAACTGACCGTACTGATTTGGAGATGTATTATGAGAAAGTGGGTCTTGTATATGGAACGGCTAGTGGTCGTGGAATTGAACCAGATTATCCATCTTCTGCAATAGATATTGAACCAAAAGTTGATGAGTATAGAATCGTTGGTTCTACGGGTGCATCTGTTGGTATTTCAAGTATTAAAGCAGGTAATGGTTCTGCTTCTTCATCTACTATTACTGTTACAACAACAGAAGCAGTTGCTGGTCTTGATGTAGATACTCCATTTGTACTTGATGGAATTAGTGCAACTGGATATGACGGTAAATTTGTAGTTAGTGAAAAATTAAGTACCACAGAATTTAAGTATGAAGTTCAGAATGCTCCTGTTGATCCACTTCCATCAGTTACTGGTGCAACAGTAGAACTTAACTCTGATACTGTTACATCATCTTCTCCATATATCTTTAACTGTTCGATGAGATCAGTTTATGGTATGAATGGTCTTCATGCTGATGGTGCCAAAGCAACTGGATTTAAGTCCATGGTTGCTGCTCAATTTACTGGTATTGGTCTGCAGAAAGATGATAATGCATTCTTAAAATATAATACAACAACTGGTGTATATGATGATGCTACTGTTCCTGGAAATGAGAACTTAAGTGTAGATTCACAAGCAATTTATAAACCATCATATGCAAACCAACATATTAGATGTTCGAATGATGCAGTTCTTCAGATAGTTTCTGTTTTCTGTATTGGTTATGCACGACATTTCTATGCAGAGACTGGTGGTGATATGTCAATCACCAACTCTAACTCAAACTTTGGTGCTAAGTCACTGGTTGCAAGGGGATATAAGGATAATGCATTCTCTCAAGATGATTTGGGATATATTAGTCATATTATTCCTCCAAAAGAGGTTGCAATTACTGAGAGTGCTATAGAATTTAATTCTGTTGATATTGAGAAGACAGTAGGTATTGCATCAACAGCACATTTATACCTTTATAATCAGAAGAATTTAGATGCTCCGCCTGAGAACGTATTAGATGGATATAGGGTTGGTGCAAGAGATTTAGATACACTTAATGTTCTAGTACCTAATGCTGCGGGAACACCAACTCAATATAGTTCTCGTATTGTGATGCCAGACTCAGAGTCGAGTATGGAGAAATCGTTTACGGTTAATCGAAGTTCTGCTGGAATTAATAGCATCACTGAGGTTACCAATGTTGTTACGTTAACACAAGCACATACTTTTGCAGATGGTGAATCTGTTCGTATTTTAAGTGATAATGGACGATTACCTGATGGTTTGAAGGGAAATACTGTATATTATGCAATTACTAGTGATAATGCTAGTGCAGGAATAACTACTAATACTGATATTAAACTTGCAAAGACTGAAACGGACGCATTAAATGCAACTGCATTATCTCTTAACAATCTTGGTGGTACTCTTACAATTGTAAGTAGGGTATCTGATAAGAACTCTGGTGACATTGGCCATCCAGTTCAGTGGGATAGTGACCAATCACAGTGGTATATTAAGGTTTCCACTGCTTCTACTGATAATGCCATCTTTAATACTGTATGTGTTGGACTTGGTACAACTACATTAGGAGATGCTACTCCAAGGTCATACATTTATAGAAAGTCTGATAATAGAAATGCAAATGATACAACTTATAGGTTGAGGTATGTAATTCCTGCAAGTAGTGGTGGTGCAATTGCAAGACCACCTACTGATGGGTATATTTTACAGGAGTCTAATACTTCAATTGGTTCTACAAATACTGAAATTGATACTTACTTTGGTTCTGGTTCACTTGCTAATGAGAACCAGCAAAGAAACTTTAGATTTATTGCCAATACTCATTGGCAAGATGATTATGCAAATATCCTTACAGAACTTCCTCACAATCTTTCTGTAGGTTCTCAAGTAGAATTAGTTAATATTAAATCTACTGTTAACACTGTGGGTGCTGCTAATTCTGGATATAATGGTACATTCCCGGTAACTGGTATTACTAGTGCAAGACAGTTTACTGTTGGTATTGCTACTGATGCTGGTACATTTACAAGTGATACCTTAGCTAGAACTACATCACTTCCTTATTTCAAGAGGAAGAGATATGACAAGACATATTTCATTCAGGGCACAGAAGAAACTCAAAAGTATGTTCAAGGAAAACAGGATGGTATTTACTATCTAACAGTATTAAATGCCTCTAATAATCCTGCTATAGATCCATTTACTGGTGATAAATTCTCACAACCAGTTAAGAATTTATATCCACAAACTGATAGGGATAATCCAGTTTCCGACCCAGAAGGAACACTTTGCTATGCATTATCAGAGACTATTGGTGATGTTATTGTAGATGATGTTAAAAAGAGTATTACTAGAGAAACAATTGATAAGTTTATTTCTGATATTGATGTTGGTATTGGATTAACTGATATCATAACATCTGTTGGTGGAACATTCCATAGGTTTAATACTGAGATTGATCATGGATTAAATCGTGTTGCTGCTGTAAGTATTGCAAGTAGTGGTACTGGTTATGGTACGAATGTTGATGCTGATTACTATAATGCAAAACTAGTTGGTATTGGAACTTCTACGACTGGACTTCATGCTACAGCACGAGTTACTGTAGATGCTACTGGTGGTATTACTGATGTCAAGATAATGGATGGTGGTAGTGCCTATGGTATAGGTAATACCCTGAATGTTGTTGGTATTGCTACAACTGGTATTCATGCTGCTGCTGTTGTAACGGTAGATGGTATCTATGATAATGTTGGAGATGTAATTAGAATTACTGGACTAACATCAGAAACTTATAAGGGTTATAATACTGTTTATAGGGTTGCTGATGTACAGGTTGGGGGTGCTAAGAGCTTTACTGTGATTAGTGACACTGCAATTACTGGTGTAACAACTGCTGGTATAGGGTCAATAGCAACTGCTAATGTAACCGCATATTTGACAGGTCAGGCTATTGATATTAGTAATATTTCGTATAATCCTACTAGTGGACTCGCAACAGTTACATCCGTTGTTTCTCATGGATTAAAGGCTAATGCTCAGGTTAGAATAACTACTGGTATTGCAACATTAACTACCTTCGACGGTGACTTTGTTGTTAACCAGAACGTAGACCTTAATAACTTCATAGTTAAGATTGGTGTTAATAAGGGGACTGAACCAGTTGCTGCTGGAGCATCGATGTTTGTCCTTCGGAGAGGTGTAACATCTAATGATGGTATTCCAACGATTGAGAATGAGAGTTTGAATGGTAGAATGGTTCCAACATATGCTGGAATTACGACAACATTATCAGTTGCTATTGCAGATGCTATTACGACAGAAGTAAGATTGACAGGTGTTGGAACTATAGGAGTGGAGATTGGTGATTATCTTTCTGTTGATGATGAGATTGTTAGAGTTAAGACAACTTCATCCAATCCAGCTTCAAACCCATTATATGTTTTCCGTGCTGTATTGGGAACAAGGGCAACTTCACACGTTACAGGTTCTGTAGTTCGTAGAGTTTCTCCATTACCAATTGAATTAAGACGACATTCACTTAACAGAGCATCTGGACATACATGGGAATATCTTGGATACGGTCCAGGTAACTACTCAACTGGATTACCAGATAAGCAAAACCGTGATGTAACTGGTGTAGAAGAGACATTAGCACAAACCACAAGAATAGATGGTGGTGCTAACTACTTCACTGGAATGAATGACAAAGGTATTTCATTCTCAGGTAATAAGAAATTAAGTACTGTTAGTGGTACAGAAGAGGTCTTTAATACTCCAATTAGAAGTATTACTGGTGAGGATATCTCTGAGAAGAGTTCAATTAACTTAACCAAAGCAACAGAAGCAACATTTACGAAGTCAATTCGTGTTGATGGTGGTGATGAAGGTAAATCAATTTCTGAATTTACTGGTCCTGTTGTCTTTAGTAATAAGATAACCTCATCTTCTTCTAGAGGTATTGAGGCAACTCACTTATTCCTACAGGGAGATTCAACAGTTTCTAGGAAATTAACTGTTGGAATTGCAACTCCAACTAATGCAGGAACTCCTGGAGATATTGTTTTCTTCGAAGATGCTTCACAAGGTGAGAATCTTGGATGGGTTTACACTTCAAATAGAGACTGGAAGAGATTTGGTAATATAAGTCTTGAAAAAGAGCAAAATTATTATGTTTCTGATAAGCACGGTGTTGCTATAGGAGCAGCAAGTTCTTCATATGATTTTGGTCAATCAACTTTCCAAGTAGGTGGAGGTTCAACAGCATTTGCAGTCACTAAAGACGGTGTTGGAATTGGTACTACAAATGGTGATGTTACCAACAATTGGAAACTTCATGTCATAGGTGATACTCAGCAATTGGGTAATGTTAATATTACTGGTATTTGTACTGCTGGAGAGTTCTGGGGTAATGGTAGTCATATCACCAACCTAGATGCAGCTGCAATTGGATGGTCTCCTACTCTTGACCCAACAGGTGTTGGACAGACTGGTATATTTGCTGCAGCATCTGGTATTGTAACTACTGCACGAGTTGGTATTGGTACTTCGGTTCCTCAATATAATATGCATTTAGGAACTCCTGGAGTAGGTAGAACTGACCTTTATGTTGCTAATAAGGCACTCTTTGATGGATTCTTACATGCTAATGATGTTGCTGTCAGTGGAGCATTGACGTGTGCTGGTAGTAGTTATAGACTTTGGAGTACTACTCAGGGTTGGGTAACTGCGGGTGTTGTAACTGCATATACTGCTCTTCAAGTTGGTAGCGATAATGCTAAATTTACAGTTACTGGTGATAAGTGTGGTATTGGAACTGCAACTCCAAGAGCAAAACTTGATGTAGATGGTGCAATTAAGATTCATACATCTTCAGAGAACATACAGCAACTTGCTATATCTGCTGGAAACGTTGATGTTGACCTTTCTAAGGCACAATCATTTGAATTGAATGTTGTATCTGCAGTAAGTCAATTTACTCTACTTAATCCACCAGATGATGCAACATCATTTACGATTAAGATTGAGCAGAATTCTACTGGTTATTCTGTTGGTATAGATACATTTAAGAACGCTTCTGGTAATGCAATAAACGTTCGTTGGCCTGCTGGTGGAGTTATTCCAATCGTAACACAAGACCCTGATAAGATAGATATATATTCCTTTAAGACCTTTGATAGTGGTGCTAATTTGTATGGCATTGTTGGCGGTCAAAACTTCGCTTAGGGAGGGTCTAGATAATGTCAAATAACATTTGGAACGAACCCACAACGACCACCGACCTTAATGGTCCTAGGATTGCCATAAAAACTGATGCTTATGGTCATGCACCTGATAGTACTGCTGATAAGACAGTTGTAAATCCATTTGGCGATTCTAGTGGAAGAACTGGTGGTGTCATAGAGATTACTGGTATTGGAACTGCTACCTGGCCAGTAGGATATGGAACTTATGCGAGTAATACTGGATCTATCGGATATCAGTGGTATAGACTTAATGCAGATGGTTCTACTGATACCTTAGGAATTTCTACAAGGTATGAAGGTCAGGATACAAATACTTTAAGACTTAATTATCTTGATAATCCTGAGGATAATAATAAGCAGTATTATGTAAGAACTCATGTTATTCCGTCTGCATATGCTCAACCAGAAGGAACAGCAGTTATTGCTGGTACTGCACGTTCTACTGGATATGCTATTAATGAAGTCGCAGATAGTGGTAGAGTTACTGTAACCGTACTTCCAGAGTTAACTCTTAATACTCAACCAACTGATCAATCAGCAACGGTTAATAATACAGCAAAATTTTCTACAGAAGCATCAGTAACTGATGATACTCCTATTAGTTACCAGTGGTATGTTGATGGTAATTTGGTTACGGATGGTGATATAATTTCTACAAATCCAGAAGCAGTAAGAAAAGAAAGATATGCAGTAAATACTTCGAATGGTAGAGATAATAGTATTGTTATTCCTGATGATGCTACTAATGTAAAAGTAAGAATTGGTGCAGGTGCAGGTGGATATGGTGGTAGTGATACAAATGGTGGTGGTGGTGCTGGTGGATATGGACGAGTTGGATACTTTAATCTTCCTGATGGTGGAAGAACATTAACGATTAGGGTTGGTTCTAGAGGAAATAATGGCGGTGGTGGTACTAATGCTACAGGTGCTGCTGGTGGTCATGTAACTGATGAGGGTGATGGTGGACGTGGTGGTGGTGCTCCTGACAGTGGTGCAGGTGGCGGTGGCGCATCAGGTTGTTACATATATGATGGTCTTACAGGAACATGGATTCTTGCTGCCGGAGGCGGCGGTGGAGGAGGAGGTGGCTCCTGGAATATGGGTGGAAATTCTGGAGGAAATGGTGGAGATTGGCAGGCAGTAGCAGGTGATTTGGGAAGAAGTTCTCAATGTACTGGTAAGCAAGGTGCTAGTCGTAGTACAGCATCAATAGAAAGAGGACCAACAAGTACTAGTGTTACGTTTAGTGCTCGTATGCATAATGCAGAAGGATGTACATGGGTTTCTAGAGCTCCTGGTAAACCTTATGCTTTTAGTATCGGAAGCAATGGTGCTGACAAAACAGTAAATATACCATTTGGTCATGAAACAGAGGTTCATATAGTAGAAAGTCAGGGTGGATATGGTCATGTGCAGTGGACGAATAATCATACAACAATGAAATATTGGCGACCTAATGTTAGTGTAAATTCAAGAGCCAATATCACAGTTACTGTTAATAATGGAAGATTTGATTCACGAGCATGGTTTGGATCAGGTGGTCCAGATTGGTATAAAGATGGTCTTCATTATAATTATAGGTATCCTCATTTTATACCAACAATTGTTTGGGAACATAGTCCTAATACGCAAATAAGAACCGACGGCGGTGGCGGCGGCGGTGGCGGCGGTGGCTGGATTGGTGGTAATGGTGGTACTGCGGGACTAGATAAAGTTCCTCCACCTCCTCCTCCTCCACCCCCACCCCCACCACCACCTCCATCAGGAGAAGATGGTGACGGAGGCGGCGGTGGTGGCGGATGCTTCACCGATGAAACCCGTGTTCTTATGAGGTCTTCTACTATTGTATTATCTGACGATAATGCTACTGAGGAGACGAAACCAATCTCTGAAGTCCTAGTTGGTGATTATGTCATGAATAAGGACAAGACAGAAGCGAATAAAGTCGTTTTTGTTGAGAAGTGGCCTGCTTTTGCTAAGGACATGAAGTTATATTCACCAAATAAAGAGGATAAACCATTTGCTACAACAAATCATATGTTGTATATTAATGGAGAATGGGTAGCAGCTGATAAGGATTTGTATCCTTGGTTAGAAGATTGTGAACTTGTTTCTGACCCAGTTATTGAACCAGTAGGTCATAGAGACATCTATAACTTATGGGTAACTGGTGATGGTTCTTATGTTGTCAATGGTTATGGAACTCATTCGATTATGTTTGATGGTGGATTTATGAAGAATGCACATGATCAGGGGTTACTTGGTTATGACGATGTTCTGAATCTAATGAGTGAGTTTACGGATGAGAAGTCTAATCTTTTATATGGTTCCTTCTTGGTCAATAGACTTTTAGGGAAGGTTAATGTTAGACTATTAAATAGATTATGGGTTCATATCTTCTGTGCAGATGACTCTTCTAAACGTAAGAAGTTGGCACATCTAGTAATGAGAGTCCTACAGAAAGTTAGGAGAATAGTTTAATGACTGATTGGGTTCTTCAAAAACATACAAATCAGGAATTAGCGGCATGGCCTACTAACTTTCCTATTGTGACTAGTACTCTTGACAATTGTATTTTACTTAATGCTATTCTTAAGAATAGTGATCCCTATGATGATGACGAGGTGAGATATCTTCGTCAACTTCAAGGAGCTGATAAACAAAGTGTGGGTGAGTATTATCATCGTTCTGAGATTATCATTACAGAAATGCGTAAGCAAGGTGCTGATAATGAAGGTGTTTGGAATGAGGTAGACAGATTATACATTGATGCTATAATTGAGAAACTTAAAGTTCGTAATTTTAGTAATTTATTTTCTGATATTCGTAATGTTTTGGAACATTTAGAAACAAAATACGAGGTAGTTTACGATGGCCGCTAGATCAGGAGGAGGTGGAGGTGGTACAAGTGCCTATAATAGTGAGGCAATAACCTTACAGTCTGGTACTAGTGCTGCTACTGGAGTAGACCCTTATATTGAAATTGAATATACTTCTCCATCAAATACAGGTACTCAGGTTACTACAACTACTAAAGTAACAGGGACACAGACTGATACTTTAACAATTGAGAGAGATACTGTTGGAGTTCATACAGTACAGTGTGCTATTTCTCATCCTATTGCTGTTAATAATCCAGCATCTTCATCTACCAGAGAGAATTCTCCAATATGGACTGATAAGGTAGAGTTTAACACTATGAGTGCAGTGAACCTTACGAGGTCTAATCTTACTTATGAGATTACTCAGGATAATCTTACTTCTGTTTTTTCATCAGCAACGGTAAACCTTTTTGTTCAACCAATGCAATTAACTGGTTGGGCAGAGAATGCAGAACGTAATATTCAAGTATTTGCTGAAGAAGAGGATTTGCAACTTAAGTTTACTATGGCAGGATCTGCAGGACAGGATTTTAATGGGCAGAAGGGAGGTGAAGGTGGTGAAACTGTTTTTAAGTATACTTTATTAAAAAATGTTGAATATACTTTAAAACTTGGATGCACTGTAGAACCAACATCATCAATTGGTAGAGGTGGTGGTGGCGCATATTTCTATGAAGGTGGAAGACTTTTAGTTGCTTGTGGTGGTGGCGGTGCTGCTGGATGGGGTCATCGTGGTGGTAAAGGTGGTGGAGCTGGAGTTGCTGGTGAAAATGGTGGAGGTTCTAATGGTGGAGATGGTGGTAAGAGAGCAAATGATGGTGAACTTCCTGCCTCTGGCATATTACCTTCTGGAAAAAAAGGTGGTAAAGTAGAATCTTGTACAACAGGACAATTCTTAAGAGATCAGGGACATGCTCCTTGTGAGTATATTGGACCAAGCGAAAGGTTTATGCTTTATAATGGAACTAAAAATATGAATACCCGTCTTATTAAGAGAGGATATAAGGCTGATTATGGTAAGCATGGATATCGTCACAATGGAGGAAATAGTGCTAGTCAGGTGAATGGAACATGGATTGGTGGTGGTGGTGCTGGTGCTTATGGTGGTGAGTCTACTGGTGACCCGACTTCTGCTGGGGGAGGTGGTAGTGGATATACAAATGGTAGTGTAACTATTATTAGTACCAAACAAGGTGGAAACACAAATGCTTTGTCTCAATGTTTAATTGAATTAGTAGTATAATGAATGTATCATCGTGAATTTATTGAACCTTATTATCTGGAAAAATTAAATAAGGGTGAATTAGGAGAAATACAAAAATATATCTCAAATTTATCAGATAGTGATTACAAACATAATGAGTTTGAACACTATGATGGATTTGAGAAAAAGCAATATGATAAGTATCGTTCGTGTGAGATACATTATCCAAAAGATTCTAGTATTTTACCTCGTATAGGTAGAAAGTATTTTCAGCATCTAAATAATCAGTTTTATCGGTATGATTTAAAAAATCTCTTTGAATTTCAACTGATTAAATATTATGTTGGTGGGAATTATAATTGGCATTGTGATTATGGAATTGCTCCAAAGAGAGGAATGTCTAGAAAATTGAGTATGAGTATACAATTGACACCACCAGAAGAGTATGAAGGTGGAGAACTTGAAGTGGTTGATTATGCTAATCATACATTGATGATTTCAGGTGATTTGGGTACAGTTATTGTTTTTGATTCCAAATTACCACATAAGGTATGGCCAGTTACATGGGGTCAGAGGATTTCATTGGTTGGATGGGCAAATGGACCACGATTGAGATAGTGATAATATAAATAATAAAAAAGTAGGGGGAGAGTGAACCCGAATGGCTGTAAATAAGAATTTTGTCATCAAGAATGGCTTGGAGGTCAATACCAACGTTCTGGTGGCAGCAGCAGCAGAAAGTCAGGTTGGTGTAGGTACTACGCGGCCATATTATAAATTACACGTCGGTGGTGGAGAAGGCAATAGAGGTGGTATTGGTGCAACTGACCTAACCATATCTGGTATTGCTACGATTGGTGTTGCACATAGCGATTCGGGTGCTTTTAGGGTACTTGGTATATCTACTTTCCAAGGGGATATAGATTTACTTGGTTCTGCAGGTGTATCAACTGTTAGATGGGATGCATCGGAAGATAGATTAGAGTTTAAGGATAATGCATCGGTAGGTTTTGGTACGGGAAATGATCTGACCATATGGCATGATAGTAGTACGAGTTATATTAAAGATACTATAGGTGATTTAAGGATAGCAGGTGATAAGATTACTCTTGAATTGGAAGATGGAACTGATGTTAAAGTCATCGACCAGTTTGGTGTCAATATTACTGGTGTAACGACTACTAATAGATTATATGTTAGTGGTATTGCTACGGTTGGAACTGCTTTATCATTAGCAGATAATATTAAAGCCCAATTTGGTACTGATGGAGATCTGATTATATATGCTAATAGTAGTGATAGTGCTATAAAGGATACCTCTGGTAGACTTTCTTTAGTAAGTAATGTAGTATATCTTGAACTTGAAGGTGGTACTAATATTGTAAAAGCAGATCAGTATGGTATTAAGGTTACTGGAGTAACGACTACTAATAGATTATATGCTAGTGGTATATCTACATTTGCTACTGATACCCATTTCCATGGATCATCAGGAATTACTACATTAACATGGGATAAATCTGCAAATGCATTAAAGTTTAATGATCATGCGAAAGCAATTTTCGGGGATTCAACAGACCTTCAGATATATCATAGAGGAGATCACAGTTATATATCAGATACGGGTACAGGTAAGTTATACCTAACTGCTAATGAGATAGGTTTTAAAAATGCTGCTACTGATGAAAGTCTAGCTTACTTTACAGAAAGTGCTGATTGTGGTCTTTATTATGCAGGTAATAAGAAGTTCAGTACAACGGCAATCGGAGCCACGGTATTTGGTGATTTTATAACATCAGGTGTTGGTACATTTGGTAAATTATATGTAACTGGTATTTCTACTTTTGCTAATACTGTTAATGTCAGCACTGGTGCAACTATCACAACGGCAGGTAATGCTGCATTTGCTGGAATTGTAACTGCTAATGGTGGACTGAGGGTTGGAAATGTAGGTACTATTGATGCAAATACTGGTAACGTAAATATTTCTGGTGTCACGACAGTTGGAACTGCTTTATCATTAGCAGATAATATTAAAGCCCAATTTGGTACTGATGGAGATCTGATTATATATGGTAATAGTAGTTCTACCTACATTAAGGATACCTCTGGTGATCTTTCGATCATGGCGGAAACGATAACTCTTGAACTTGAAAGTGCTACTAATATTCTAAAAGGAAATCAGTTTGGTATTAATGTTGTTGGAGTAACGACGACAGGACGATTCTACTCTAGTGGTGTTGGTACTTTTGCTAGTGATCTTAATGTTCTTGGAAACCTTAATGTTACAGGAGATATCACATATGATGAGGTAACAGGTAGAAACCTTAATATTACTGGTATTACCACACTTGTAGGTCAGGCAAACTTTGGTACTTCTGGTGTTGGTGCTACGATTGCTGCAAATGGTAATGCAACCTTCTCTGGTATTGTAACTGCCAAGGAATATGTGGGTGTCTTTACATCTGCAGGTGGTGCTGGTATTGGTATTGGTAGCACGACTGCTCATGTTGGTTATGGTGTTACCTATATTGACTTTAAGGGGCCAGGTGTTAGCACAGTTTATGCGTCATCTGTTACAGGTATTACCACGATTTACTTCCAAGGTGGTGGCGGTGGATCAGGTGTAGGTGCTGCAGGAACATGGCAGAATGATGGTGCTCAAGGTATATCAACTGCTAAATCTGTTGGTATTAATACCGTTGGTGTTGCTGTTACTGCACTTCAAGGTGGTGAGAAAGGTGCCAGCAGTGGTATTGGTCAAACCTTCCAAGGTCTTTATATTAGTAATGGCATGGTGGTTAATGATAATACACTAAATGGTAACCATTATATTGGTACTGCATTCGGTGGTGTCATGGCAGGTCCAGTAACTGTTAACGGAGTTATAACTGTTGATGGAAATTGGGCTGTGGTCTAAATAGTAAAACAAATAGGGGGAGAGTGAACCCAAATGACTGTAGTACGTCCAAATAGTATATCGGGAATTAATTCCATCACCGTAGCAACTGGTGAGGCATTGAGTATTCATGGCGCAGACGGTGCATTAGTATCTACTCTTACTAATACTTCTGGTATTGCTACGTATAAAGGAATACATGTAGGTAGTGGAACAACTACTTCTAATCAAGGTGTTATTGTTGGAACAGGTGCAAGTATAGTATCTGATGCAGTAAACGAAATCTCCATATACACAAATAATACAGAAAGATTTAATATTAACTCTTCAGGAAGCGCACAAATTGGGATATCTACTTTTCGTATTCTTGCTGGTTCAGCACCTAAGATAGGTATAGGAACCTATACTCCTGGTTATACTATAGAAGCATTAGCAGCTTCAAATCCTACTCTTAGTATAGTAGATACAACTAATGCTGTTACGACTCAAGTAAGATCAAATTCAACTGGAGCATTAGTTAGAACTGCATCTAATCATCCAATAGTTTTTGCTACGAACCAGGTAGAAAGAGCTCGCTTCAATGCAGCTGGCCAACTGGGTATAGGAACTGATCCTTCAAGAACTTTTCAAGTTTTTGCGGCAACTCCTCAAGTTAGTTTAAAATCTGCATCTGGTGGAAATTGTGAATTGCAGTTTGGTGATACTGCTGATGAAGTAAGAGCAAATATCATTTATAATTCAACTTCTAATTATCTTGGTTTTAATGGATATAATAATGCGGAAAGGATGCGTATTGACTCAGCTGGTAGATTATTACAAGGACTTACAAGCAGTAGAGGTAATTATGGTAACAATACAAGTGGTGTAGATTATATTCGTCAAATAGAAGGAACCAGTGCAACTAGTTCAACTATGACATTGGTTAGAAATTCAGCTGATGCAAATGATGGTGGAATAATTATAGGTAAGACACGAAATGCCTCTGTTGGTGGAAATACTGTTGTTCAAGCTGGTGATGATCTTGGTACTATTACATGGGCTGGTAATGATGGAACATCGATGCAGTTTGGTGCAGAGATAACATCAACCGTTGAGACTGGTGTTGGTAATGATGATATGCCAGCAGCATTAATTTTTAAAACTAATGGTGGAACAACAAGCACAACAGAAAGAGTTCGTATCGACTCAAATGGTTATGTAACACATCCTTCTAAACGAGGAGCAGCATTCTGTGCTAGACAGAGTACAGGTAACTCAAGTTTATCAGCAAGTGATATTATTGTTTATAATGGAATGTCTGATAACTGGAGTAGTTTTGATCCAGGCGATAATTATAATACATCTACGGGTAAATATACTGCTCCTGTTGCAGGGGTTTATTACTTTGAAGCACAAGCTATGACGACAGGATGGAGTAATGGTAATACTACACAAGATTTGTTAGCACTAACATCTAATAATGGTGTAATTTCTTATCCTAGAGATAGGCGATCTACTTTTGATAGTAGTATAGATGCTAATGGTTATTTTACTAATAGTGTCTCAGGAATGACTTTATTAGCAGCAGGTGATACTGTTTGGGTTATAGTTCAACAAGCTTGTGGGGTAAGTAATACTCAATATTCTTATTTCCA